ATAGAAAGACTTGACACTGCTGCGTCAGGATTAGTAGCAGAAGCAGGAGAGTTTATGGAAATAGTCAAGAAGATGAAGTTCCAAGGTAAACCATACGATGAAGATAACAAAGAACATCTAATGCTAGAACTAGGTGACATATTATGGTACGCATCTCAAGCGTGTATGGCACTTGGTGTACGTATGGAAGAGGTTATCTATATGAATACTATTAAACTTGCTGCTAGGTATCCTGATGGTGAATTTACTGTAGAGAAATCTGAGAATCGTGCTGAAGGTGATCGGTGAGTTCTTCTCTAGTAAATCACGTTGCTAGTATTATTAGAAATTCCTGTGAGAGTCTACCTGATCTGAAATCACACCACAATGCGTATCCTATTATAGAAAAAGAGGATATTTTTATTGTTAATGAGATGCACGAGTGTCGTGGTCTCCGTAAAGTACATTTAGAAACTGGATATACTGATAATATAGAGGTAATGCACTGCGTTCTATACCCAGATCCAGAGTATCCTATACCTATTTTTGGTGCTGACATAGTTGCAACACCAACTGTAGTTACTGCTGCTATAGCAGATATATCACCAGTATATAAAACAGATAATATCTATAAAAAACTAAGTAAAATTGCTAATAGGTATGAGTTTAAGGAGAAGAGACCACTACCAGAGTGGGCAGATATATTCTCTCCTTATTGTCAGTTTATGCGTCTTCGTACTGAGGAAGAGAAGTCATTGTATGGATGTATGATAGAAGAGTTTATTGATTTTTATATTGACATAGTAAAGAAAGCAAAGAAAGATACTAACTGGGTCAATACTATGCTGAGATTTGATGACCAGATTCATTATTGTAAACAACAACGCAAAAATAAAAAGACAAAAGCAGTTTTAAGTAAATGGTTTTCACCTGAGTTTGCTGAAGGGTATATCAATGACATACTGTTTGATGTACCTCCTATACCTAAATAAATATTGACGGACTTTGGTAGGATGAGTGGCAAATCTATCACGAGCAAAATTTGATCAATATATTGGCGACAATCCTGAGTGGGATAACCTAGAACTTAACATAAATTCTGAGAAGAATGCCTTATTATGGAACGAACAAGGTAATAAGATTATTCGTACGATTGCACCCAATACAAAACTAAAATTAAAATCTAACAAGTCAAAAAAGATCAAGAGATCTGAGTGTGCACACGTGACAGTAAATAATATGTCAGGGTGGATGGCACTTAATGTGATTGAAAAACCTATTAAAGGTAGAGCAAACGTAATGAAGTCTGAACAAGTTGCTATGGATAATCTGGACAAGTTAGTAAAGTCTTTTATCCCATCAGGACCTATAAAAATATGCACACCTTTAGGTGAGTTTGAAAATTGTGTGAGTGTAAGAGATGTAACTGAAAAAGTTAGTGGTAGAGAAGCTAAAGCAGATTTTGTTATAGAACAGATGAAAGGTAATAGAAAAGTTGATGCCATTTACATATCACATAAGAAGGCAGGAGGTGCAAAATCATTTCAACAGTATGGTGGTCTATCTAAACAGGCAGGAAGTGCTATACAAAACCATCCTGAGACAGAAGAATTTTTAAGAGCAACATCAGGTTATGTTGCAGACAATAAACTACAGACACCTACCTATAAAAAGGTACAAGATACTAAACTTATAGGTATGTCAGTGTTTGGTACTAAGTATGGAGAGAAAAAGAATGGTATCGAGAACGTAACTATGGTAGGACAGGGTGATCCAATACTAAAACCTAAGAAGACTGAGGATAATTGTTTTAATTTAGAGTGGTCTGATCACGTAGTGTACAATAATAATGAAGGAGTAAGATCATTTACAAAAGGAGATTACGAAGCATTCTTTGCTGCTACCTATCGTAGTGATAGAAGATTTGAAATTGATGATCAAGTCTTTAGAGGAGCAAGAGTCGGCATATATCCTAAAGTTTTTGTGTCGGGCAGAACTAACGCAACTATGGTATAATAATAGTATGGCAAAGAACACTCACTTAGAGCATTTAGAAGACGATATACTCAACGATGGAACAAAAGGTGGTAAGAATGCCATCAGTTTCCTGAGAGAGTTGGGTGAAATGCTATCAGAAAAACCTAATAGTATGATGATCACTACCAAATGGGATGGTGCACCCGCTATTATCTGTGGTATTGACCCTGAGACAGAACAATTTTTTGTTGGTACAAAATCAGTATTCAATAAGACAAATCCTAAAGTAATATACAATGAAAGTGACATTGCTTTCCACGACTATCAAGGTGAACTTGCTAAGAAATTAAAATTATGTCTAGAATTTTTACCTAAGTTAGGTATTAAAGGTGTAGTACAAGGTGATCTTCTCTTTACTAATGGAGATAAGAACTATCAGAAAATAAAAGGTAAGAACTGCATTACTTTTACACCTAACACTATCACATACTGTGTAGAAAAGGGATCAGCAATATACAAAGACGTTGATAATGCTACTGTTGGTATAGTATTTCATACAAAATATGTTGGTAATGAACTAGGTGCTATGCAAGCACAGTTTGGTGTTAATAGAGCAAACTTTGGTACACATAAGGATGTTTATGCTGCTACTGCTGAGTTCAAAGATGCAACTAAAGCATCTATGTTCACCTCAAATGAGAGACAAAAGTATGATGCTGCTGTAAATCGAACAGAAGGATCATTAAAACAAGCATCTAAGTTCTTGGATACACTTGTTGGAACTGGTACTGGTAGGTTTATGTTCAATGCTATGTTTAAGGTGTACTTCAACAGGTTTGTAAGAAAAGGTATGAGGTTAGAGAATGCTAGAAAGATAGCAGTAGGGTTCACTGCATACTTTAATGAGACTCTTGACAAAGAGATTGGTATGAAGAAGACAGAGGCAGCAAGAAAGAAATGGGAGAAGGTAAAAGTAGATGGAATGCAGTTCTTATCAACGAATCAACAAGCAGTTTATATGACAGTTGCATCATATATGAACATAATCTACGCAAAAAATATAGTAATCAAGCAGTTAGAAAAAATAAAAGGAATAGGTACATATATCAAGACTGATACTGGGTTTAAAGTGACTGCACCCGAAGGATTTGTTGCCATCAGAGCTGGAAAAGCAGTGAAATTGGTTGACCGACTAGAATTTTCCCGTGCCAACTTCTCAGTAGAGAAGAACTGGGGTTGATAAATAACTATTGGAAAAGTAATAAAGTAGTAATGAAGTTAAGTCAATTCCTTAAAGAAGCGAGGACAGTTGCTGGTGAAGCTGCTGCCAAGCGAGGACTTGCACACGCAGGACACGGATACTATGCTGATAGACAAGGTAACATTGTTGCTAAGTCTGTTGGTGGAGAAAAACTTGTCGCTGTCTCTAAACAAGAAGCAGATCAAGCAACACAAGGTGCAAACCAAGGTGCTGAAGAAGATGCTCATAGAGAAGAGAACGGTGGTGAAGGACTTGGCACTATTGCTTTAACTTTTGGACGCTTTAATCCTCCAACTGTAGGACACGAGAAACTACTCGATGCTGTTGCTTCTGAAGGAGCAGATGCCTACAGGATATACCCAAGTAGAACAGTGGATGCTAAAAAGAATCCATTGGAACCTGAGTCTAAGATACAATATATGCAACAGATGTTTAAAGAACACTCTGATGCTATTGTTAATGATGGTGATATGTCAAACATTTTTAATGTACTATCAACATTAAATCAAGAAGGTTACTCAGGTGTTACTATGGTCGTTGGTTCTGATCGTGTATCAGAATTTAAAGGACTACTTGAAAAATATAATGGTGTAGCATATGACTTTCAAGAATTGTCAGTTATATCTGCTGGTGACAGAGACCCCGATGCCGATGGTGTTGAGGGTATGAGTGCATCTAAGATGCGTGCGTTTGCAGCATCAGGTGACTTTGAATCATTCTCTCAAGGATTACCAAAGGGATTCTCTAATGGTAAAAAATTGATGGAAGAACTACGTATGGGTATGGGTATCAAAGATAACCCAGAGGAAGAACAAGTCACAGAACTGTGGAAGATTGCACCTAAACTTGCACAAGATGATCTACGAGAAGCATATATATCTGGTGAGATATTCTCATTGGGTACACTTGTAGAACATACTGACACAGGAGTACGTGGAGAAGTAGTTTACCGTGGTACAAACTACGTCATCTTTAAAGATGAACACGACTGGGAATTTAACTGTTGGTTGACTTCATTAAATGAAGTGGTAGAAAAACACCCATCAGCAGATGATGGTGGTACTGGCAACGATTGGAAAGTTGGTCAGGATACTATCAGAACTGCTGTACAAGCAATGACACCTGGTCAATCAGTTAAGAAGTTTTCAGACTTCAAAAAACAAACAACCACTAAATAGTCTTATCAGTTTTGGTCAAATGGATCTAAATTTAGCACAGAAGCTCATCAAGTATAATCATCAAGATATACAAACAGTAACTTACGTTGTCGAGTATGCACAACATAACTACGAAGGTGATGCTGTACAAAAATATATTAATGAGAGATTGACAGGTAAAACTCAGCGTGAGATTGCTGAAATAGTCCTAGAAACTGCACTAGCAAATACTATCAACGCAAAACCATCTGCTGCTAGTGGTAAGATCGAAACACCAAAAGAAAAACCATCCACTGAAGGATCAACATCTGCTGCTATGAAGTCTATAGAAGCAAAAGGTGATGCTAAGAAAGCAGGATACAAAGGTGGAGTCGAAGGTACTGGCACAAACGTAGTACAAAAAGAAGAAACGGTAGCAGAACATCACGAGAAAGATGCTGATGGCAACGTTATCGAACATCCCATCGAAGGAGAAGAAAATTTGGAAGAAACAAAAGTAGATAAAGTCCGTAGATTATTGGCAATGCAAGAAACATTTGAGAAGGACAGAGAAGAATTAAAAGTTCCTACATCTCCCAACTGGAGAGACAGGTTAGGACTACAGGAGGAAGCAACACCTGAACAATTAAAGAAGCGTGCTAAACTCCAAGACATTAAGAAACTCACAAATGCTGGTAAGCATAAGGAAGCATCCGATGCTTTTAAAAAAGAGTTCCCCAACTTCTAATGCCTAAAAAACCCAAAAAAACTAAAGTTATTGTCAACCCCAAAAAGGATCAGATTATGTCAGAAGAATCAATTACCATTCGCCAACTGATTGCACAACAAATTGCTGACTTAAAAGAAGCAGCAAAGAAATTAGACCCAGTTGGTAAAGAAGATAAAGACATCGACAACGATGGAGATCACGATAAGAGTGATAAGTATCTTCTTAACAGAAGAAAGACTGTATCAAAAGCAATGGGTAAGAAGACCCACATCTGTGCTAAGTATGTTGAGCACGCTGAGTTAGGTCTATGTAAGACTGTACCAGAAGCACATACCTTAGTTGAGATGGAGCAACCTGATGCAGATGGTAACACACATTTAGTTACACATTATGATGTTATAGATGAGGCTGACACTCTACATAGTATGGTATCTGTTGATGAATTAGAAACAGTTATCGCTGAGAGTCACAAACACTAAAACAATGAGAGAAGAAGCATACGATACTGTTAAAGATCGCATTGCTATGGCGGGTGGCGATCCTTCTCATCCAAAGAAGACAGACGCTACTACTCAACCTTATAGAAGGGCAGACAAAGTTAAGGGTAAAACTGTTTATCAAAAACAGGCAGCGAAAAAATATGGTAAGGGTGTAACTGCACTCGATATTGTGAAAGATAAAATCAAAAAATCTGGGGGTAAGATTATGGGTGAGGAAACATTACAAGAGAAATCACAAGAAGGTGGTCGTTCTAATTTTGGTAAAGCATCCGTAAGAAATATGAGGAGGTTTGGTTATGGTGGCAACAACGCTGCAAGGTTAAATCAAGGTGAGAAAAGAGGTGAAGCAATAGATAAAAGAACAGCAGAACATAAAGCATCTAGAGGTGTAAAAGGTAGTACTCAAAAAAGAGAAGACAAAATGAAACCTGTAAAGTGGTCTGATAAAAATAATAATGATAACAGGACAGAAGAGTTTACAGCAGAAGCAAAGGTAGATAATAAGATTCCTGATTGGAAAAGATCAGCTGCAAGAAACAAACGCTATGGTAATCCTTATGGATCTCTTGCACTTGGTGGTGGTATCCAAAGAGATAGAAGAGATGACCACTATAATAGAAGAGGAAAGAAAACCAAGGGTGTGGCAGAAGGTATGTATGACATCGATCCTAAAACTGGTAAGTCACCTGTAGCATCTTCAGTTGAAAAAGGAAACAAAAAGAAAGGTGATAAGAGACTCAAGCATTTTGCTAAACTTGCTAAGAAGATGGTAGGTGAAGGCACTGTTGCTAAAGATATGTGTAAGAAGAACTGTGGATGTGGTCAAGATCCTTGTATTACATACGGTGAACAGACACAGAAACCAGCAGCAGCAAGACCAGCAGATAAAGTAATGGTAAGTGAACTTAGCAAGAAGACATATGGATCTTATGTTAAGAAAGCAGCTACTGAGATAGGAACCAGTGCTATGAAAGGTGACTATAAGAAGATGCAGAAGAGACACAAAGGTGTA